TTTCTTGTTAACTTTAAAAACGGTTTTAAAAAATAAGTCCAATTATCATCTGTTTTTGGTAGGTATTTAAATATCCCGTCTTCCATCATCATACGAATTAGGTTTTTATATCCCCTACCATCAGGGTCTAATGATTCTGAATAATACGCATCAACTAATTCTTTACCTTTTTGATTTATAAGTGGTTGACTTAAATCAACAAGTTTTCTGTTTATCACATAATACTCATCACCAAATACACCCTCTTTTGTTTTTCCAGACAAAAGATTTTGTAATGATTTGTTGTCCTTATTTTCTTTAAGGAGTTCTTCCCCTTTAGATAAAATATCGGATAACTCAACCTCTTTTTCAAGTAGCTCAGGAAAAAACTTAAATAAAGTCTTTTCACCTAAATAAAAAATACCGTCGATGTTATCGGATGAATCACCTGTAAGGATTTTAATAGTTTTGACATTATAATGGGGAACTTCAAAATCGCTCATTTTGATTGTATCCCCATTCTTATAATATCTTTTTGTGGATGGTGAATAGATAGTTACCCTTTCAGAAATTAATTGTGTAAGGTCTCTATCACTCGAGAATATTGTTTTATCCTCGTCTTCAGAAATTTGGCAGTAATAAGCAATTAAATCATCAGCCTCTGAATGGTCAACTTCAACTTGTCTAACAAACATTTCTTCAAGGTATTGTTTAACACGTTGTTTCTGACTTTCGTAAGAAGCTTGTTTGAACTCATTAGAATCGTTCCTACGGTTTAACTTATACTTGGGGTATATCGACCTTCTCTGTGATGAGTTCGTGTTACTATCCCAAAATACAACAACTTTATTATAGTTGGTTTCTTCCAAGAACTTTCTTAAAGTATTCAAAAAGTGCCAAATCGCACCGATATGTTGTCCATTGTGAAAGTAATCTTTCACTCCGTGAAAACCAATTTTTATCAAATTGTTTCCATCAACCAATAAGGTTTTTGTCACTTTTTTGTTTTTTAATTATTACTACTCTACTTCTTCTTTTTCTGATTTCAAATCAAAGTCACCATCAACTCCGATTATTTCCTTCCAATATTCAGCATATTCTTTTTTGTATTGTTCGATTGATGCCTTTTCTTCGGAAGCTTCTTTTCCTGGTAAGAAACCGTGTGGTGTTACGATAATCTTTCCATCTTCAAAACCAAGTCCGTTAATGTGATTTTTCATAACAGACACCTTAGTTCTTGATGCGAACTTCACAGTTCTCTTATCTTTAGTTGCGGTAATTTTTGTAGTACCAGCACCTTTTTGATTTCCAAATAAGAAAACTAATGAAGAATTCAACCAAATAGCTTCACCACCTTTTGCCTTAATTTTAGGTTGTCCAAACGGATTATCAGGTAATTCAACCCAAGGTTGGTTAACAATGATTAGGGTATTTTCATATTTAGAGTCTGCTTTACGTGAACCTGAAATACGTTGGTTAATACCCATACCAATCTTATCGGCTAAAACACTTGCATTGTGTTGTTTACCTCCTTTACCTTCGTAAGTCATTTTACAAGGAACAGAACCAACTGAGTCCCACATAATACACAATGAATAATCTAAATCACCCTTTTCTTGAGCATCTAATAAATCATTGATGTAATCTGTGATTTGTTCAATATAATCAAAGTTATTATTGAATATATAAAAACCGTCCCACTCTAATTCTCCCGTTTCTGTATCAACAACTTCTTCACATTCAAACCCCATTAACTTAGCGTGGTCAAAAGACCATTTTTGTTCTGTGATAATAAACACAGGTAAGATACCTTTCTTTTGAGCATCAACCGCAGTCTTAACCAATGCTGTTGTCTTACCCGTATCTGAATGTCCTAAGAACATATTGATGTGCCCCATCGCGGGTCCAGGTAAACCAACCGCATCCAAAAACGGTGCACCAAGGTCAAAGAATCTTTGTGGTTTATACTTTGCCGATGTGGAAAATTTCTTTTTAAGTGAACTAAAGTCGTTCTTTTTAATAGCCATTATAGTTCGTAAATTTTAAAATTTGTTATAGTTTCCAACTTGTCTTTTGCGTCTGTAAGTTGTCCAACTAAATTATCCATCTCTTCTGTGTGTTGTGGATGCTCACCAATCCCAACAGGATTTGTGAAATAAACATAAAGTCTTGCTTCGGCATCAGCAATTTCTGCTTCATATTTTTTAACTAACGCTTCTTTTAATTTTTCTGCAATCACTGGTTTCATTTTGTTTTTTTAATTTGTTTATAAAAAAAAAGCATGGATACAATATGTTTAAAAGTATCCATGCTTAATTAAATTTAGAATGGCAAATCTTCCGCTGGTTCTTCGTTCGCTTGTGGGTCAACAGGAGTTGGTGTTTCTTGTTTTGCCCCTCCAAGTGAAATTTCAGCAGCTTCACCGTAAACATATTTTTTAAGTTCAGATGACCACATTGGTGTCTCACCAACTGCAACTGCTTCTAAATATTCTACGGGTTTCTTTGAGTATACATCATTCCATGTAAGTTCGTCTTGGAGCCATCCTTCCATGATTCCCTTATCTTCATGTAGTGGTTGTGGGTCATCATACATGATTGTTTGAATAACTGTATATTCTTTTCCTTGTGGTGTTTTTGCTTTTGTAAGTTCAATGATTAAATCACGACCTTTTTCAGCCTCAGTGACATCACCTTTAGCTTTCCAAATAGGAAGAATTTTATCTAACACACCTTCTTGTTTGTAGTTGTGTTTGAATCGCCAAAATTTAACACCGTCTTGTTCGTTGTCACGGTCAATTACTTTTACAATGTAAAATAAACGTGAACGGTATTGTGATGCCAATTCTTTGTCTTCTTTCTTACCTGTAGAAATCAGTTCATTATAAACTTCAGTCAAAGGTGAACGTTCGTTGTCATTTTTTTCAGGGTCATACAACTTAACCCATTGCCCGTTTACTTGAATTTCATGGTACCAAACTTCGACAAATGGTGATGAACCATCTTTTGTAGGTAAGATACGAATTCTTCGTGATGCGGATTTTTCATTCTTCTGAAGGATTGCTGAGAAATACTTCTTCAATCTGTCTTCTTGAGAAATGTTAGTTCTTGGTGTGTTGCTCGATGTTGAATTTTTTTCGTACTGAGCTAGTACTGAATCTAATACTGAATTTGCCATAAATAAATTTTTAATTATTACTCTTTTATCTACAACAAATATAGGTGAATATTTAAGTTTGTCAAATAAAAAAAGGGGACAAACGCCCCCTTTATATTGATTCTTTATCCTATTATTTTTTACATGTTTGGATTCTCGTCGTCATATATATTAAATGTTTTTTTTACCTCGTTTGGAGAAAAATTCTCAACCTCATCTGATGTTAATACGTATTCATTTTTTCCTGTTTTCTCCATCTCTTCTTCTTTATCTTGAAAGAAATCTGTCAGTTTTTGATTGTAAGGATAAGAATCTAAAGAACGTAACATTAGTTTCTCTTCAGGTGTTTTTTCTCTATACTTATCAAATTTAGTTTCTAAATCATTTATCTTAGTCATTATTTGGTCCATGTTCTCTAATTTTGATGCTAAGTCGTCTAACTTAGAAAACATATCATTCATAAATTCATCTTGTTTTGCTTGGATTTCTTGTTGTGAAGTTACAAGGTCAGTAATATCAATTTCTTCACTTTCACCTTCTTCATCGGTTTTTTCCTCAGCACCTACTTCTTCAACGTCTGGGTCATTTTCAACATCCACAGGTTCAGGTACTTCAGTTGGTGCAGGTGTTGCGCCAGCATCTGCCGGTGGTACGTCTCCTGCCGGTGGAACATCTCCTGCCGGTGCATCTGCCGGTGGTACGTCTCCTGCCGGTGCGTCGGCAGGTGGAACTTCATCTACCGGAGCTTCGGGTTGTTCATTAAGAATATATGAATTAATTTGATTAAAACGTTTTAATTCTTCTAATATTTGTTTTTCAATATTCATTTCTTAATTTTTAACCGTTTAATAATGTTTTTACACCGTGAGGTGTTTCAACTTTTAATGTTCTATTTGTTTTCATAGTGTTATCCACTCGTTCAATCAAACCATCTTTCATTCTGATTGTATAACAGTCACCTGTATCTAAATCACATACTTCTTGATATCCGTTACCAGCGTCTTTCTGTGTAATTCTAGTATCTTTTTTCAAGTAATCGTCTAATAATGCTTTCATACTCATAATTTTTTATAATATAAATATCTCTTTATTTTGTTTTTACTTAAATTGTTGCCATGCTTGAGTAAAACTTTCAACTAATGCGTTATAATCTGCGGTAATAAAGGACGCTTTAGTCTTATCTCTAATTTGTGTTTCATTTAATGGTGGTACAGGTGGAACCGCACTAGGATTCCCAAACGCAGAACTGGTGTACCAAGTTGTATATGCAAGTTGGAATAATGCCGCCCCGTAACTCTTATCTGAATTATTATTAGGATTTAATGTTACTAGTTTCGGTATAAGGTTTATTTTATTTGTCATATAAGAATCCATAAATTGTATTGATTCCGTTAAAGTATCAAATTTAACCAACCTAACATTATCATTTGATATTTGAACACAAGATTGTTTTTTTATTAAGGTGGCTAGATTTCCCCCGTATATGGTATTTGTGTTTATTTCAAATGGATTGTTATTAATACAATTTAACACTCCATTATTATTTGTAGTTGATGGTAAATTTTGAGCAATTCCCCATAACAAAGCTTTCATTATTTTATTTGTACTTACAGAATTGAATAGTGGGATAATCTCATCTTTTGTGAAAGGTGTTTGTATTAAAGGCTCAAATGGAATTGAGGCATAAACCGTTGGTACTCCACTTAAACAAACATTTTCTGCACCATTTAATGTTTGAAGTGTTGGGTTAGCGCTTAATAATTTTTCAGCAGCTATCACTTCCTGTGTTTTTGGAGTTTTAGTAACACCTAATAAATTTTTAAGTTCAGCTAATACAGTTTTATTAACTGATGACATTAAATTATCAATTTTAGGTAATGCATA